GAAACCAGTAATTATTCAATGAAAACTTCTTCACAATATAGTTATAGTAGTGGTCGGATGGTAAATGAACATTTAAAACTTCATCGTAGACTTTTTTGGCAAAGTGCTTGCTCAAGCAAAATGCATGAGTACACCTAGAACCTCTATTGGTTTTGTATACATTTACATTTGGAATTTGTGGTTCTTTTAGATGAAAACAACTTCCAACCCAGCCAATGTCCCAATCATTTGGTAACTGTGCCTTATAATTGTTAAAGTGTTTGACAAAATCTTGGCAAAGAACAGCATCATCTTCTAAAACTAATACAGAATCATAATTCTTCTCCAGCATATCTCTAATAATCCAAACATGTTTAAGTGCCAATGATTTTTCACCGGGAGTCATTGGATTTTGTGGATGATTTATCAGTGGATATTTCTGGGAAATTGATTCGTGATTTAATTCGTTTTTGTCGTAATGCTCTACAAATTCATAATCATTTATGTCAAAATCTTGTAGTTGATTTATCATAAATTGTTTTCTGTCTGCCAATTTTGAATAATGACATATGTAAATTTTATCAACATCTATTTTCATAATCAATCTACAACTTTCTTCAATTGCTGCTCATCTCTCCAGTGTTTTTTATCTGTGTATAATACATCAGACTCTGGGTGTCTAAAATGAGCATATCCATGATAATCCCAAAGATATACTTTTGTTTTTGTTATATCTTTGCGTTGATTAATATAATCATCATTTTTTATATAAATGTCATTGTCATTGAAGTATTCTTTTATTGATTGAGAATATACAACAGGACCTGTTAATTCTAAAATATCATTTGTGGTTCTATTTGTTATATTAAAAATGCACTTGTCAATACAGATCTTTAAAATTGGATGATTTGCTGGATAAATTAAACACCATTGGACAAATTTTCCATAATTCTTTTCTCTGCTAATAATTGCATAGTCGTCAACTATTAGTTCATTTAATTTACCATAGATCACCGAATCTATATCCAAATAAACACCACCATATTTAAATAGAACAAGATATCTCCAAAGATCTGCTTTTGCAGCACCAACTGTTAAACATTTATATGCTGAGTAAATATTTTCATTGAAGTTATTTTTAATGAAGTCTTCAATATCATTATCATCGTATAAATGATGAGAATAATTAGGATTTTGTTCCATCATCAAGTTTATGGCATTTTGAATTGGTTCTGGTATATTTTTCTTATACCAAGTTTGATAAATTACTTTTGGTATCATAGTAATCTATATGCAATTTGTTTGCACATTCCTTCCATTGAGAAATACTCATTATACATTTTTTGTGCAGTTTTTACCATTTTTTCTGTTTGTTTATCAGAATAACTAGACAATATTTGTTTTAAATCATTGATCTGATCTGGTTTAATCAACACACAAAATTCTGACCAATCCAACTCATCTGACCAAGGAAGATAATGAGAATCAGAAATGTAAACCGGCACAGAACCTAACTGCATAGTCTCATACAATCTAAAACTACTCTTTCCGTATCCGCGTGGACATAAAGTAAATCTACTCTTACTAGTAAGAGTCTTAAACAATGTTAAGTTCTTTTTTGGAACACTTGCTGCCCAGTGCTGTTGAAACGCAAAAATAAAATCTTCATCACTTCCCCATTTTTGTAATAAATCATTTCTTATTGGATGGGTCATTGATCCAACAAATGAACAAAGAATAGTCTTAGATTCGTTGATAAAAGTATCATTCACTCTAGAACATATCAATGGAATAGGAATAATATTCCCATGAGTTCTATTACCACCGGCAGAAAAAATTAATGTATCTGCTGGCAGTATCTCCATAGGACCATCATCATGCTGACATATGGTAAAATACTTTTTAGTATTATCAATACTATTCAAATAAGATTGAATGTTTATTGGTGTAGATCCATTTGCGGCATTACAATAAATGTTCGTCCAAAATATATCAATATATTCTCGATCAATTGTTGTTTTATTTTGTTTCCACCAATCAGAAAAATATTCTTCCAAATAAAATCCATTATGATATGGTGGATATACTGGATAAGTAGCAGGTGGTCGTAATTCATTAGTAAACATAATTAACCCGTAATAAATTTAATGTTATCAATATATTCAACAGTTTGATCTGGTACATCATAATGAATTTCCGTCTGTACATCTTCGTTTAATTTAACTTGAATATAGTTTGGGCATAAAAAAGTAATCAATCCAGATTGAATGCATCTGCCAATAAAATTATCAACAGGATTAAAGAGTTGATATTGTTTAACAACTTCAATTAATTTTTTTGCGCCAGAATTAGTAACAATATATCCGGTTGTTCCTTCAGTTGTTTCCCAATCAAACACTCCAGTTTTTACACGAATATTCATTTTGTCTGTTGTTTTATTAAACTCTGATTTTCCTTTTGGAAAATTAGGAGAAACACTTTGACATATTACCATATCAATCCCGTCCAAATTTTCTTCTTTTATAAATCTTTCTATTTCTTTTCCACTAAAATCTGGATTAGCATCGTCTTCTAATATGAAATATGCTTTTTTATTATTATTGATTAAGTCCAACCAAAGTAAATAATGACTAAAAAAACAACCAACTTCACCTATTTTCATCCATCCACGCGTAGAAAAAGCATCACCAAATTTTATATCGGTGTTTAAATCAACGCATAGATCCTTATAACAAAATGTTTTGTTGTTTCGTGTTATATTTGTTTTATCGGCAGCATCAAAAAAATCAAAAGAAATGTTTTTTGATTTTAAATTTTCTTGTATTTGCTTTCTTCGGGGAGAACCAATTCTGCTGATAACTTTAACTTGAAATTCATTATTTAAATAAACCACAGATTTTCCTCTTTAAACTTATTTATTTTAGTATCGATACCAACCATATGATTATTATGTACTATAACAGCGTTTATTTTTTCTCCCAGAGTATGATAAACATATCCATTTGGGAAAAGTTTTTGGCTCAAAAGACCACATTCTTGTGCATATTGTGGAGTTGATTGAACAAGATTATTAATTAAAATCTGATCATCTTCTTCCGTGTTGCTTCCGCAAACACGAACAATTGCTTCACTGGTTGGTGTATCATTAAATACCATGAATCCAGAACAAATGAGAGAACCCGGAATATCACATTGAAATAATGTTTTGATATTATCCTTAATGAATATCATTGGATTCTGTACAAATACAATATCCGTATCAACCCAACATAGAGATTTATGTTTTGCATGAATTTCTGAAATGAGTTTCCACTTTGATTTAACAATCTTTCTAAAATTGCTATTTGGATCAAAAGACCAATCTTGATAACCAGTTAGATTGTTGTTTTCATAATCACCATATAAAAAAGCGCCTGGATATTCTTTCAATCCTTCATATGAATCTTTATCAAGACATGCAATGATGAAATCGTCGGTATTAAGCCCAACAGTCTGTGCAGACTTCAACATGTTTTTACATATTTCCAGACAACCAGAATTGAGTTGGGTTAGAAATTTCATTGCATCAGTCTCCATAAAGTATCATCAGCCATTTCTAAATTTATGACGCGGTTCAAATTGTCATGAACTGCTTCTAGTTTAGACTGATAGAGTTCAGTAGTCAAACTATTAATATCAAATTTTGAATCTAAAACTACAATACCATCCATATTGAAAACATCACCTATAGTTGGACTTCCCAAATAAACAGGTATAGTTCCAGTTGCAAAGCAATCAGTAATCTTTTCTGTGTAATAGTTGTCATAGAAGTCGTTCTCTACAACAACAGAAAACATATAATCTTTTAGACCATGCATTTTGCTCATCCAAGGACGAGATGGATCGGTGTCTGGTAATCTAGGAGAACCACATGCTCCACCAAATAGATCTAAATGATTTTTAAATCTATTAGCACACTCATGCCGAATCATATGTCCTTTTGTCATTTTTTTAGCAGATGCAACCATACTAATTAATTTACTTTTTGGATATACTCCATATTCAGTATCAGGAATCCAAGGCAAGTTACTTCCAGATGGACAATACTGAAATACCGGAGAGAAACTAGCAAGTTGTTTATCTGAAACAAAGATCTTCTTAAATCGCTTTTCTAGTTCAGAAAAGTTCCAATTTAAAAATGTTGATGTATCTTTAACTATTGATCTAGATTCACACACCCAACCATATAAATTTTTAACAGTAACAGGAATCAATTCATAATGTTGAATAGCGTTATCGATCAACACTAAATGATCTAATGGACCATGTGGTGCAAATTCCCATCTAAAATTCTTTGGTTTGCGATTTGAACACGATGAGTGTTGCGGTTCAAATGGAAATCCATAACCATAAAGCACATTCATTGTTTAACTTCCATAAAAGAATTACCGGGAGACTGCCACTGAATTGCCTCATCATTATAACCCATAGTCTTAAGTGCTTCCTTCTTTGAAGGTGTGTCAGAAAGACCCATCATGAATACTGTATTCTGATCTTGCTTTCCCGGCCAAACACAATAATTTTTATCCAGAATTGCAATTTTTTTATTTTTTACATACTGGGTCAGACAACCAAGAAAAGTTTCATGATCAAATACACTTCCTTTATTTTTGCGAACAAACTCACAATGAGAAATCCATGTTCTAATAAAGTCTAATGTATCTGAATTGTAATTAAACCAAAGTGGAGATGATTTAGTTGTAATTAAATTTTGAGGATCGTGTCCGGCTATACCAATATTAACTCCCATATTACTAAGACCATCAAATGCAGTTGGTTGCTTCATAATAAAGGTATCAATATCCAACCAAAGAAGTGGTCGTTGATATTGCGTAAGTTTTGAATAAATGTATTTTGGTTTTAATAGGCAATTACTTTGATAACTGCCTTGAGATTGTATCTCAGCAACCTCATGCGGAATGCCAAAAGTATGGCATTCTGAAATGAACCTTTTTGCATGATCGCTATAATAGGTTTGACCATCTACATCACAAAAATAACTAATCACGAGTGTATTCATATTATTTACCTATATGGTATTTAGGAACTAATTCCCATTCCTTTTTCTCTTTGTACGGAATAATCTTAAGTTGCGCGATACTAAGTTGATGATTCTTGTACTTCTCATCTAGTGGAGTAATCAATCCCCATTCAGTGAGTAGTTTAACAATAGTATTGCGTCTTGCAATATCATTTTCACTAGTATCTGTCTCTAGCCCATCAAGAGCCAAAAGTTCCTTGAAATGAAGGATTGCATATCTGCCTCGTTTATGAAGTATATGACAACTTTGATATAATTTTTTTTCTTTGCGGGAAGAAACGCCAATTCGAGTTAGTGTTTCTTTTACTTTGAGGAAGTCATCTTCATGCTTTAGACTAACTTCAACGCCGTATCCTTGAAAAATATCTTCCGTGTTATTCATAGTAAACCATTTCTTAAATACCTAATGCCTCTTCATTATTGGCACAGATATTTAGTATATGGCTACTTTTGACCACCAGTAAAGGTCTGTTCCTTCAGTAGTTGAATATCCTTCTCAGAAAGCAGAGGAAGCACATCTTTGGCTGTCTTGTGGGAGTAATTATAGACTTGCTTAAGCATGTCGATTACTTCACTCTCCTCATCTTTTAGCCACTTGCTGAAACGCTTTCTTTGTCGTACAGAAAGACGCAGATAATCGAAGTGCATCTTCTTTGGGATGGATGGAACCTCGTTCATCTGATTAGATTGCAGCACGGTGTCAGGAAAGTAGGATAAACACCGATTTACGACATAGGGGGTATAGTCCTTTTCGTTCAGGTTATTCTCTCCATCTAGGAGACTTTCCTTTGAGTAGTTAATGGCTGTTAAGAAGTCGCCTAATTTCATTTGAATTCACATCCCATCATTAGTTCAACCACACAAGCCACCATATTGATCTCCTGATCAGCCACGAATGCCGACTTGTACTGATACTCCGCAATAGTCAGAATGGCAGTGGGGATAGATCCAGATTTCAGATACTCGTATAGACCCTCGTAGAGTTTACGGAAGATGTGTTGTGGATCGTTGTCCATATTGGAAACAACCCAAGAACGAGCCGAACTAAAATCCTTCTCCTTCATATACCCCATCAGATCCTTGATCTTCAATTGACCGGCTTCACTGAGAATACCGACATCAATCACACCCGCAGCAGAATACCTCTGGAGTTCGTTTAAAGTCCTTCTGAAGTCAGGGAAATGCTTTATAATGAGTTGAGACAGAACTTTGCTATCGAAGTCGATCTTTTCATTCTTTAGCACAAATTCACATCGCTTCAGGAACTGCTTGGCTAGTTCTGGCTTCTCCTTTGCAGGAATGCTAAAGTCGATACAGGTGCAACGAGAATGAATTGGCTCAATAATCCGGTTCTTGTAATTACAAGTCAGAATGAATCGGCAGTTCTTAGCAAACTCCTCAATCGCACCGCGCAATGCTGGCTGAATTGATTGAGCATTTGAATAATCAAACTCATCAAGGATAACTACCTTCTTAGATGCAGACAGTGAAATGGTAGAAGCAAACTGACGAATCTTAGTACGCAGAGTATCAATATTGCCATCTTCTGAACAGTTGATGATAATCCAATCCGCGCCAAGTTGATTACAGAGTGCGCGAGCCACACTAGTCTTTCCTGTTCCTGCTTTACCGGATAGGAGAAGATTAGGGCACTCACCAGACTCTACGATATCCGTGAAAGTCTTCTTCAGAGATTCTGGAAGAATACAATCATCGATTGTTTTCGGACGATACTTTTCTACAAATAGATTGATTTCGCTCATAATATACTCCAATAGAAAAGGACGACTGGAAACCCAATCGTCCTTTTGAACTCACGGTTTCTTTTAGTTATTGTAACTGCTAGATGACTCTAGTGCAACCCAATACTTCAAGGAAAGATCCTTGTGAGTAAATTGGCTAATAACAGACTTGGCGATCTTTACCTCATATTCTCCGGGAAGGAACTTCAGATTCTCAATACGGAAGTCGAATGAGAATTCTGCGTCACCCTTATGATCACCAAGAGTTACGCTAAACTGATTGCAAGTCGGATCATTCTTGTCGCAAACAACGCCAATGATCTTCTTACCATCAGTTGTAACGGAGAGATGGGGAAGTTGTAGAACTGATGAGGCACGAACGAGTTCATCGAACATACTCTCAGTCAAATCAAAGTTAACTACTGCTTCTGGCATGTTGATTGACTTCGTAGGAACAGTCAGCAACTTTGGCTCAGAATAGTAATACTTAACCTTTGATCCATTACCACCAGAAACGGTAACATACTTATCCTCAAACTCAAACTCAGCGTCCTTGAACAGTGAAACTGTACCAAGAAACTTGTTCATGTCCCAAATACCAAACTCGGTATCAAACTTCTCATCAACGGTCGCCTCAGCCATGACATTCTTGGCTGGAGCAACGGTAGCAATCTTGTTGCCTGGCTTGACAAGAAGATTGGAGTTGATTGAAGTAAAGTTCTTTAGAATTGTTTGTGTTTGCTTTGAAATTTTCATAGTTGTAGATGTAGTCATTTTTATTCCTCGTCTTCCATTCTATCCATAATATCTTCGATGTCAACAGTTCCGTGCTTAAAATCATCCATAAGGCGGCGGGTATCATGACGCGCGCCTTTGTTCTTCTTCACGCGGGTTTTCTTTACTGTGCGCTTGAAGTCACGATTGTCGGGTTCTCTTCCTTTATAGTTTTCTGACATTTAAAAATCCTCAATGTTCTCAATCAAATTCTTTAGTTTCTTTTCGATCATGTAAGACATAACCTTTGTCTTTGAGCCAACAGTTGGCTTTTTGAACTCTTCAAGGATCTTCTCTTCCAGATCCACAGGAATACAAGATAGATCAATGATAGACTTGTTTCTGTCATAGAATGGCAACTCCTGAATGCTGTTATTCACGATATCGTCCATAACTTTAGACATAACCTTGGTTGTAAGTCTCTTCTGTGATTTTTCTTCGTTCACGAAGGTATCATCATCGGAGAGAATGTTTGGAACTCCATCAGAGGAATCCCCACGGACAATATGTTCCAATAGGAACATCTTTGGATTGCCTGTGCTGATATAAGACTTCTTCAACGGACTGTATTGAAACACATTTTCAAATACGCCAAGTTGCATGAAATCCTTATCATTAGATAAGATAAGAATCTTTTCCATCTTATGAAAGTGCTTTGCAAGAACAAAGATGATATCATCGGCTTCGGTTGTCTCAACCGTGACACTCTTATATGGGAAAACTTCACGAATTTCCGAACGAATCTTATGGAGACTATCGTAAATCGCATCCCAATCCATATCAGAATTACTCTGATTCTTCTTGCGATTTTGCTTGTACTGTGGGAAGATCTTCTTACGCCAACAGTTACTTGAATCGTTACAGATTACAAGTTGACCATATTCACCACGGAATTCTGAATTATACTTACGATAAGTATTCAGAACCATATGGCGAATATATTCTTCATTCAGTTCGGGGTAATCCTTCATTGATTGAAAGATACTAGCGAGAATTATTTGGTTGTTATCTAGGAGTATAATGTTGCACCTCTTTGCTTTATTATAAGCGAAAGAGTGAAGAAGTCAATAAATATTTACCCATTGGCTGCTATTACCGTCATTGATGTATTTGTAAATTTTCCCAGTATCAACATCTAGCCATTCATCTCCGGGATTTGCATTTGAGGGTGGTGTTGATGTAGAATAAAAATTAACGCCACCACCAATTGCAGACCACCCAGTATGGGCTGGCGATGTTTCAGAAATTGTATAGTTGGCAACATATGTTTTTCCGTTATAATTAACAACATCGCCAGCATTATATACGATGAGTATTCCGTTCTCATCATATGCTCGATACTTGCCTCTAAAGTTTAGTTTTTCAAAATTCATTTAATGGCTCTAAGAATTAGCGTATGTCCGTTGATTCTGCCCTTTGGCAAAGATTCTTTAGTATTGATTGCCTTCCATGCATTATTTATAGCACGAATACCATCTTTCTTTGCTACCTTGATAAAATCTGTGGGCTTCTTGACTGTCTTTTCCTTGGATTCATTTAGATCGAAACCAATGATGCTAGATCCCTTAACAACCAATCCACCCTGACTTGGATCGCCAACAAACAAAGTAGCCTTACGAGTCTTTGTGTTATATGTGATCACTGTAGAAGCACCAATGATATCTTCTGGCATAATAGATTCTGCGCCAGTATTAGTATCCTTTGCAAGATACTTCAACTTCTTTACCAGTTGCTCTGGCTTACGCTTCTTCTTCTTTCTTGGCTTTCTATTGCTCTTCACAATAGACATACGCAACTTTAGATGATCACACAGCATCTTATGAAAGTCATAAAACTTTCTAAGTTTTGGCTTAGAGAAGAAACTATAACCTTCTAAAAGTTCTTTGTTTTCTCCAAGAAGAGCCATCTTAAGTTCTTCTGAGCGTGGATCAAATGTTTGGAGCATAAACTCACAATGCATTCCACTTGGCTCAGCAGAAGTGAGCCATGCTTCAATATCAAATTGCTTATAGTGTGGTCTATTTCCACGAAGATATTCCATGTATTCATCAACTTGCTCTTCTAATTCGGAAGCAAGTTCACATGATTGCGCTCGAACACGATCCCGAACAGAAATAGTTTCAACTGGACTTTCATCAGTGGAAATCAACTTTCCCTTTTGAATAAGGGAAGCAATTGTTTCATCTACTCTCTGTTGAAACATAGGTGGAAGAATACAACCCTTGTTTGATGCTTGACACTTTCCACCAATCGCTCTGAACTCAAATGCTTCAGTTCCTAACTTACGCAAGAATTCACGATCTGTGATCTTCAGTCGATCTGCATAATCAAGAACAGCAGAACGATAATCTCGTTCGCTGTATCGAACATTATACCAGTTCGCTGCTAGAGCAAGCGACCATGCAACTTTTTCAATGTCTGCAAAGTCTT